AAATCGTCGGCGGCCGTACCGAGTGATGCGACGCCCTTGCCGACATCGGTCGACGCCACATACTGGGCGAGCATCTTGTAGGCTGTGGTGAGCCGATCGACCGCCAGAGCGAGGTTCGTAATGCCATTGACCGCGGCATTGGAGATCTTGGAAACCTGATCGACTTCCCGCGCGGCATTGATGGCTGCGTTTTTGAGGTTGGTGAATGCCTGCGAGATGGTCATGTCCATCGACGCGGCTTTGCTCCGCAGCCCTTCAGCACCAGCCTGGAAACCAAGGAAGAAGGCTTTCGATGAGATTTCGCCGTCGTTGACAAGCTGCCGGAGCTTCGCGACAGAGCCGCCCGCTTCCTGGATGCCCGCCGCCGCTGCTTGCGCAATCGCTGGGGCACCTTCGAGGATCGAATTGAACTCTTCCGCGCGCACAACGCCGGCGCCCATAGCCTGCGAGAGCTGCAGGAGAGCTCCGCTCGACTCCGCGGCGGTCTTTCCGGAAACGCGGAGCGCGAGCGCCACATTATCGGTGAACTTCGCCAGCTGCAGGCTGCCAATTCCCAGCTCTTTCTGGGAAAGCGCGACTTTGCCATACAGATCGGCGAGCTCGACCAATGGTGCGCCATTCTTCTGCGCCGACTGGTATAGCTTCTCGTAGACGCTATTGAGCTGCTCTCCGGACAGGCCGGCGACCTTGAGCGCGTTGTCGATCTTCGTCGCGGAATCGAGAAACTCTTTCGCCGCCGCGACAGAGAGGACGCCGCCGGCGAGCTTTCCGACAGAGCTGAGCGACGATCCGAAGTCAAACGACTTCGAGATATTCTTGTTCATGGTCGCAAAGCGCTTCTCGATTCCGCTCGCCTGCGAATTCGTCTGCGCCATCGCCTTGGCGAGCGACCGCTCATAGCTTTTGATGTTCGCCTCGAGGCTCACCACGAGGCGTTCAAGGTCAGTCGCCAAAGCTTTATTCCTTGGATTTCAGGTATTCCCAGAGATCGTCAGCTTCTGCTGAGCTGAGGCCCTCGGACTGCGCCTGCTCTGACAGCAGCGCGAAGAACTGCCACATCGACATGGCGCCCACTTGCTGAGGCGTCATGTTCAGCTTTCCGCCAGCTCCGTAGATGGCTCCGAACCTGATCTTTCCGTTGGGGAGATCGTCGATCCGTTTTCCTGATCCGGAGCCCCGGATTTTTTTTCGATTTCTTCCTCGGGGGCGCCGTAACACCCAGCCGACATCACCGCGATCGCATACAAGCGGTTCTCTGCCGGCGGCCGGTCCTCCACATAAGACCGAACCTTGCGCAAGGCATCAACCGGGGGCATGCCGCCGCCGATCAGGCCGAGCCGAAGGACGTGGCTGATGTCGCCAATCTTGTTTGTGCCGCCCTGGAGCCGATCGAGAATAACGAAGGGGCCGGCATCGAGCGCTTCCTGAAGCTTCTCAATTTCAGCCCAACCAAGGCGGAAGTGGAACGTGCCATCCGCCCAGTCCAGCGTCAGAGACGCGTCACGGCTCAAGGCGCCACCGTCCGCACGAGCTCGCCGTCGGACTGCATCTCGATATTGGCCGTAACCCGGCCTCCGTCCTCGGCGCCCGCGGTGAAAGTCGAGACATGCATGAAGCCGGTCCACGTAATGGTCTTCGCCGGGAATTCGACTTCGAGTTTGACCGGAACGCTCTCGACGTTTTCCCAAGCATCAAGCCAGGTTTCGACCGATTGCGCGGCCATTACCCCTTCGCCTGAGACAGAAGCGGAGAGGCTAGCGGCATCGCGGCCGACCCAGGAGACAGCGTCCGGGTCTTCGCAATCCGGCAGGTTGACGTCGGTCAGCTCCTTCGTCAGCGTCAGCGACTTTGAAGTGAGGCCGCAGGGCGCTGCATAGACCATCGGACTGGCACCATCGCCAAGCAGGATGCGAAATTTACCAAAGCGGGCAGTGACTGGCTTGGCCATAGCGGCCTCCTGTTGAGGTTAGGGCTGTTCGATGAACGAGGTGAATTCGATGGCAGCGTGGTTCGCGCCACTATCCGGATCGCGCAGGAAGCGCGTTTGGCGGTGCTCCATGGAAACAAGAGCGTTGTCAGTGAGAGGAAGCTCAAAGCCGTCGAGCGCGGCTCGGATGGCTTCGGCGATGCGCTTTACTTCAGGGAGACCAAGCGCGGTCGACCACGCATCGATCTGGGTAAACGCCTCGAAGCCCTTGATACACTCGGCGTTGGCGGCGACGAATTGCTCGGGCCCGAGGGAGACATACGGCGCGACGGTGTTGGCCGGCACATTGTCGAAGATCTTCTGACCGACGAGCGCCGTCAGCGGCCCGTAAGCCCTCAATCGGGTGACAATGGCGCCTTGCAGCTCCAGAGACGGGCTCGTCACTTACCTGCCACCTTCTTTGCCGCCTTCGTGGTTGCGCGGGTGATCCGCGACTTCACCCGCTTCCGAAGCGCGCGATACGGCGGGTAAAAGAACGGCTGCGCTTTCGTGCCAGGATGCTGGCTCCCGGCAAACTTGCCGCCGTTGATATGCGGCGCCGTTCCGAACTCGATCAAATGCGCGTATCGGACCTTGCCGTTACCTGCAGAGAGCCGCACCGTCAGGTCCGGGTCGCCAGCGCCGGCCGCTGCACTCAGGGAGGAGTAGCGCACGCGCGCCCCGCCCCAGGTCTGGACGATGCTGTTGCGCAGATCGCCGGTCTTCACCGGAGCAAGACGCTTCTGCATATCGGTGATTTCGTCGGCGCCCTCAGCCAGCGCCTGCTTGATCGCCGACCGAACTTCCGCCGGCAGCGCCGCCATCTTGGCCAACAGCCGCTTTCGGCCTTCCAGTTTTGTCGCCATGGATGGTTCCGGCCTTGGCTTTCTTGATTGCGGCCACGGCCGCCTCGGGCACCCGCGGATAGGTCCGCCCGCCGACATAAGCGATGATGACGCCGGCCTTGGGCCGATAGTCGAAGTCGCGGGACATGGTGACGGTCTTCACGCAGCGGCTCCGGTCTGGCAGAGCAACTCGAGCCAGGCGCCGCCATCGTCGGGATCCACGATGGATTTGATGGCGTATTCGACACCTTCCGGCAGGTCCCGCGCTCTCCAGTCCTCACGGATGAGGCGGGTCTTGCTGCTGGCGCGCACGGTGATGTTGACCGTGTTCTGGGATTGCAGGCGCGCCGCGGTGACGGCCTCGCCGCCCAGCTTGGCCTTCACCTCAGCCCACACCGTGAACTGCTCGGCCCAGCCGGCCTGCGTGTTGCCGTAGCCGTCATCGACCTCTGCCCGCTTATCGAACGTGATGCGATGACGCAGGCTGCCAGCGGTCGCCATGGCTACTTGGTAACGCCCGGATTCTGAATTGCGACGTTGAGCACCGATGCGGAGATCGCTAGGCCCAGCTGGCAGACATTCTCGCCGGCGCCGAGATCGGCAGCAGGCTGGATGCCGCCCGGCGTCTCGCTGAGATAATAGGGATCGCCTGGGACGAGCGTCGCGCCAATGGTGACGGGGCCGCCGGTGCACACGACGAGCGGTTGGTTTAGCGCCGCGCCGTTAAGAGCGATACCCCCTGCTTTCTTGGCTTCGGCCGTAGCCGAATTGCTGTCGGCCAGCATCCACTTCTTGTTGATGGAGGAAAGGTAGACCGCCTTGCCGGCGGTGATGGCCTCACCGGCCTGGCCGGAGACCCGGGCAGCGTTGGGATCGGCGACGACGGATGCGGCGGTAATGACGAGATCGGCCATGGTGGCTCCTAGAATTGGCGGAAGCGATAGGCGCTGAGAAGCGCGTTGATGCTCGTTCGGTAGCGGGCAGCGTCATCCACATCGTCGTAATTCATTTCGACGTGCAGCTTGATGGCGCTTTGAAAGTTGCCAATGCGCGGATCGTCGCTCGCAAACCCCGCCCAGCAACGAACACGAAATGAGCCGGCAGGGCGCGGCCAGGAGTAACCAGAATTGAGGATTAGTCGCGGCTGCCAGGTGAGCGGACCGCTCACACGATAGGCAACCGGGGGGTACTCCACGTCGGCGCCGTACAGCACGGTCAGAGCGTGCTCGTCGTCGAGGAACACAGGACCAGGCAGCGTCACCTCTCGCAACGGAACCGGGTCGTAGAAGAATTCGACCTCCTGACGTGCGACCGGCCGCCGGAGCCACCCGATATCGGGGTCCTCGAAGCCAGCTTGTGCGCCGGCAACGAGAGCCTCGATACGGTCATCGTCTTCGTCGTGATCGACCCGCAGGTGCGCCTTCATCTCTTCAAGTGAGACTGCCTGATCGGGGGGCGTGATGACGACGAAAGGCATAGGGCCAGATCAGTCCTTGGAGGTCTTGGAAGCTTGACCCTGCTCCGCAAGGTGGCGGGCGACAGCCTCAGCGCCGGAGATCGTCGGATCGTTGAAATCGATCCGATTCTGATCTTCGGTCGTCTGCTCGCGCGGGTTGGCATCCACCGCCGGATGGCCGAGATCGACATCCGTCACCTGATCCGGGGCGCCCGAAGGCTCGACTGTCTTCGCCGCCGGGATGTC